TTATGGCACCGTCTTCCATTTTGATTTGGTGTTTGATTCGCTCCTTCAATTCGCTCTTGTTTCCGGAAACTTTGATGTTCAAATCTCTTGCAAACTGTTTGAGTTCCGGCAATTTGGATTTTACTAAATCGATTTGTGAAATGTCCTTGTATGTAAGTTTATTTGGCTTTGCCATTTTTGAAAGCATAATCTATATTGGTTCTATAGAGAATATTATTAAATCACTTTTTAAAAGTATTTTTTTTCTTCTCTCTTGTTTCTTTCCTTCCTTTCCTTTCTCTCTTTTTATAAACGGTTTTGCGCTTTTTGTATCCCCACAGTTTTTTTTTACCGAGCCCACTTGAATTGAGCGATTGCAACCGATTGAATTCGTTTTCTTCGTTTTCTTTGATTTCATATTTCTGTTTCAACTCGTTTATTTTGTCAAAACAGCACTCGTCTTTGATTTCCAATGCGGAATTATAACCAGCAGTTGCAATCGTTTGCAACGCTTTTTTGACATTCTCTGTGTTTGGATCATTTGGGTCCAGTGTTCGTAATATTTCGTAGGACAAGTGGCCAACCGTTTGTGAAAAAAACTTAATTGGACAAAAATGAATCTGCAGTTCACCAATGATACCGTGATTTTCAATATCCTTTAACCGGCAATTGTAATCGCGGTATCCATTGGGCCAGGGTTTTTCAAATGTATTCAATACGGACATTTTTTCAAAATGATGTGCCGGTAACAATTGGTCTAAATATGTTAATATTTCGGGTATAATGTGAATGTCTTCGCTCAATATGGATGCTCTGTAGCCGTCATTTAACCGCAGTATTTGGTTTGGAACACCCGTTGCATTTTGCGCTTTTCTCAATGCACTTTCATAAGATTTAACACCTGGATTGAATATAATTACAGATTTTCCAAATTTGGTTTTCACGTTTTCCAGCATTCGTATTAATTTGGTTTGTGTGCTTCCCGATAATTTCAATATGTGTTTGACACCTTCTTCCAGAGTTTTTGTCTTACCGAATATCTGCGATGTTTGCGGGTCTCCTGAATACTCGTCTACCCATGTAGTATCTAAATTTATGGCGCTCATCTTAATATAATCATAGAAAAAAGTATTTTCAACAAAAAGTATTCAACAAAAATAAAAAAATAAAAAATAAAAATTCCATAAAATTGAACTTTTTATAAATTGTTAAACCAGAATTATAAATCAAAAACAAAACAAGTTTTAGAACACATATAAAGCCAAAACACAATTAGAAGTATACAAGAAAAGATGTCCTCCACTAAGTCACAGCCTATTGTCCTCGATGTTAACGCCTGGGTCCCTGATGCAATTCGTTTCACTCCCCCCAAGGTCAATGATAAGCAAGGAAAGTCAATCAATATTATTAGCAACCAAACCGGACGTGGTCTCCACATTTCGTCTCCTTTACTAACCACTTGGGGAATCAGTGATTTCGTAGACCAAACCACCGGTGTTTCCGACGGAAAGTTCAGTATCTCGCTCACTTTCCCCAACGAGGAGTATGCAACCAAGAATTCCAGCATGTTTTTAGACAAGATTAAGGCCTTTGAGACTGCGATTTTGAACGAGGCAGTCAAGAACTCCGAATTATGGTGGGGTGAGAAGTTGACACTCGATATCCTCAAGTACAGTTTCTTCCCGATACTCAAGTTCCCCAAGATTAAGGGCACCAAGAAGCCCGATATGTCCAAGAGTCCCACACTCAGTGCCAAGGTGCCTTTCTACGAGAAGGACAATCGATGGAATGTTGAGGTCTATGACACCAATGGAACACTCATCTTCCCCTGCGACAATGACGAGATGACCCCCGCACACTTTGTGCCCAAGTTGAGCAATGTTGCCTGCGTTTTGCAATGCGGTGGCATTTGGATTGGTGGCAAGGGCTGGGGTGTTACCTGGAAGCTAGTTCAGGCAGTTGTCAAGCCCAAGGAGGTTGTCAGCGTGTTTGGCAAGTGTCATATCAAGTTGTCGGAAGACGAGAAGAACACGATTGAGAATAACGATGCGGAGGCAGAAGAAGAGGTGAACTCGGTTCCTGCGCCTGTTTCAACACCGGTTTCAACAATGGTTGAGGACAGCGATGAGGAAGAGGAGGCGCCAAAGAAGCCGGTAGTTGAGGCACCTAAGGTTGTCGAGAAGCCTGTAGTTGTCGAGCCCAAGGTAGAAGAAGCACCTGCACCTGCACCCAAGGTTGTCAAGAAGGTTGTTAAGAAGGTTGCTCCTTAAACTTGTACCTAACAACAATTTATTATACATTTTATGATTACACAATTTATTTATAGTTTTATAAATAAATTTTTTTATTTGTCTTGTCTTTTTTTTGACTGCTTCGACTTCTTCTTCTTCTTCTTCTTCCTTTTTGACTTTTTTCCCAACCCACTATCTTTATACTTTGCCATGAGTTTTCGCCCTTCTTGCAATTCGGCAATGGACGAAGGGCAATCCACGTTGCATGTTCCATCATCATTGCATCTACACGCAAAATCAACAATGGATACATAGTCAAAATGCAATTCGTCGTAACAGATGTGCAATAATTCCGAAAGATTGACCTTTCTTTTTGCATTCAGTCTTCTATAAATATTTTCAACATTGTTTTGGTGCGCTGTTTTGGGTCTTCGAATGTCCAATATGTATATACTGAAAACACCTTGGGAAGAATCATTTGTTATATCATAAAACCGGTCATTAATAATATTTCTGGGTTTTGCAACATATTTTTTGTCACAAGATTCGATAAAATTTATAGTATATTGTTTTTTTTTCATATATTCTTCTTTTTCAGTTTCATATTTTTCTTTGTTTTTTAGATATTCTTCTGCAATTTTTTTACGATCTTCTTTTTCAGGATGTTCTTCGAATCGTTTATTTTTGTTGTCTTCTTCAATCTCTAACATCAAGTTCATCGATTGAATGAATGCTTCATCGCGGTTTCTTAATTGATCGTGGGTGGACTTATTGTACAAATTAAAATCCAAATCCGTATCATTTTCACATTTTTTTTCAAACTCATCAAACACCTCAAATATATTCTTTTTCTTATGGTTCAATTCATTTGCCAAATGTGTTATTTTTACAACATTTTTTTTCGGTTCATCTGCATGGACGCATCCCTTATTTGCCATCGAAAAAACAAGTGTTTTTCCCCCGGGCAATCGGGTCCTGCATAAATCCATTCCGTGTCCATTAATTCCAAGTATAATGGTGGATTCTTCATTTGGAGAGACGCGGTCTCTTTTGAATTCACTAAATTCGGTTTCTTCCTCGATCATTAATATAATTGGAGATTTTTATTTTGACCGAATACAATATAGGTATGAAGATAACTGGGAAACGAAAAAAAATGAAAAAAGGAATGCAGAAAACAGTCAAACAACTGAATTGCAGTCCCCTGGTTAAAAACAAAAAGGTGGTTTCGAGCTCCTGCATGACACCCGAAGTTCTCTTGAAAATTCGCGACGAGTATAATAAGGACCACGAGAACAAAATCGTGGCGACAAAACCCACGCTGATTTGGCACGAACTGCGGATGAAACTGAATTGCCAGGACGAGAGAAAATGGGTGAATGAAATCGACGACCCCAAGTTGCGCGCGCAAATCAAAAAACAGCTTTTTGCCCCTGAACACCCACCTGAATGGTTTAAGAACAAAAACGAATGGCTCACCAATTTTGACATTGATATGGTAATGGAACAGTATGAATTGGAAAACAAAGATTTCAAATATTTAGGAACAACCCCTATTGATTATGACTACATTGTGGACACCACGTCGCAAACCTGCGTGGAAGACGACCTTTGCAAATTCAATTTGAAAGAGTTGATGAGCCAGGGGAAACGACGGTTTGCGTCTGTGTTTAATTTAGATAAACACGACGAATCGGGGTCGCACTGGGTGTCGTTGTTCATTGATGTAAACAAGCGCATTATTATGTTTTTCGACAGTGCGTCTGGCTCAATTCCGAAAAAGATAAACGAATTTATCAATCATGTCAAGGCGCAAGGATTGAGTGAAAACATTGAGTTCAAATACATAAATGGAAAAAAGAAACACCAGTATGGCGGAAGTGAATGCGGGGTTTACTCCATCCATTTCATTATTGAAATGTTGAAACATCCCGAAAAGGCAATGCACATTTTTTTATACGACCGAATTCCAGACAAAGAAATCGAAAAGTATCGGAAAAAATATTTCAACACTCCCGAAAATGTATAGTAATATATATAAATGGGTAAAACGAAAAAAACAAAGAGAGAAACAAGAAAACGGAAAAACCCACAAAGGGGCGGAACACCCAATTTTATTAAAATGTATGCACAACACACGGATAAAGGAAATGTGGTTTATCGATTTGTATACGACGAGTTTGTCAAAGAAGATCAAAAACGAATCTTTGATGAAGATCGGGTCTATTATTCCGTGAAAAATGACAACAGTTTAATCAAAGAAATGCAAAACCAGATCGATGTTTTGAACGAAGAAACTCGGTCATTTTTTTATAAAAAACCACTAACTGGCAAACCCGAATATAAAACCATTATAATACGTAACAAGAAGGAACTAAATAAAATAAAGATTGCTGATCAAATCATTAAAAATATGGGTTCCGTCACAAGGGCTTCGACCATAAATTATGATAGTGATATTCCAGGGTTTATTAAAGAATATAAACAATTCATTAAAGACAATGAGAGTGCACTTTTGGCAGGCGTTTCTCCAAACACCGGCAAAAAAATGTTGAATGAACCCGCATTTTTAAATATTATTGGTGTGCACTATGGATTCATTACTACCGAATTACCAGATGATTTGGATGATTTGAAAGAACAAATGGATTCTCCTCCTGCTACATCTTCCTCTTCTACGGCATCTTCAATTGCTTCTACTACTACTTCTTCATCTACTATGTGTTCTTTACCAATAAAAAGTCGTTCCGTAACAAAAAAATTAAAAGCACTATTATTATCTGTTAAAACTAAACCTAAACCATAATAAATGCTTTTTCTCTCGCGACCTTATGTGGAAACATCCAGTTTATAAAATAATATGCACCCGTGGTTTGTTCGGCTAAACCATTCATATTTTGCATAATGGTTTCATTGTGGCCAATGTTGTCGATCAATAACATTTTGAAATCCAAGTTGCGTTTTTGCAGTTTGCGCATGCATTCCATGAAACCTTGGAAAAAGAGTTCCGACGTTAACCCATTGTTAATGGATGCAACTAGTCGGAGTCCCTTTTTCGTTGGCGCCGAAGGCGCCTTCTTGGAAGCTCCTTTTTGGTCGGAAGCGAAGCTTCCTTTTTGGTCGCCTCCTTGTCGGTCGGATAAACGGTCGGAAGCGAAGCTTCCTTCGCCTCCTTTTTCATAGAGTGTGTGTGCATCCTCTATGAAATACATCCCCAATACATTGCCTTTCTCACAAAACGCATACACAAACAATATCTCTCCATCAATTCTGGATTTAATTGCACCAATATCAATTGAAACCACACAATCGTAGAGAACATTGGGTTTGAACAATCCGTGCAAGGTATCAAAGAGGATATCCCAATTCTGTCGATACACCTCAACAATGTTACGGACTCTCTGTTTTGTTTTACTTACATTGATTTGGAACAAACCCGTAGAGAAAGTGAGAAGCGGAACCGCGCCTTCACACACGCCAACATCCTTTTTCAAAAGCCCCGCGCGCACATCTGGATTGTGTCTCCGCACATTGTAGTCGTGGGTGGATATCAGATTGCGACTGATGTTTTGCGATTTATAGGCGCGGTCAACCGAAACATATGTCAAATAATTGGCCGATTTATATTCTTTTACTGGATGATAAAAAGTATGCACGGGATACGAGCCAATGCAACCCTTGGGTTCGGGAAACAATTGGATTTCCACATTGGTGCTCAAGATGTCGAATTGTTTTTCAGAAGACTTACCCGTAGAGACATAGTTTTTTTCATTGTAAAAGGAGAGAAAAGGGGTGTCAAAATGTCCGCTAAAACGGGCTTTCAGATCTTTCTCTACGATTGTGTATAAAAAATCGTCGGCGGGAATATAAAAACACTGGAGCAGTTCTGCAAAATATTTGATATAGGTGTCATTGAGTTCATAATAACTTATGGTTTTTATTTGGATGGCGTTAGAGAACTTGTTTTTATAGGGGAAAAGTTGCATTTCTCTGCTGGACCTTGAAAAAAAGTTGTGGTAATCATAGGTGTGGTAGACGGGCATGTGCGCCCAGAATGGATACTTGATGCAAATGTAGAAATACCGGACGACCAAGAATAAAAGTATTCCATAAAATACATATTCCTGAATGTGCATTTTCTCTATGGAAAGATTGTTTATTTATTAAGGGAACGTCTTTTCTTTTAAAATTGAAATCAATTTTGTTTTTTGCAGAGAAAACAAAATTACTATAATGCAAACCAGAAGTCAGACCAGAAAATTATTACTTGATCCCAAAAATGTTATGTTTGAAATACCGGTGCCTAGAGCAACACCGAGAGAAAAAGCAAAAGCAAAACCAATAAAAGCATCCACGCGTGTTTTACCCGACACTATCAAAAATGGGCCAAGCACACCTATCAACTGTGCATTGTTTCTCCCCAAATATATGCAAAAACCCTTATACGATGTGGATATCAACTTTGATGAAGCAAGTGAAGCCTGGCGATCCAACAAAACATCCATTGGAAATGGTGAATACAAATACAAGAATAAATAAATTATTCATTGAATTTCTTGATGATATAGACATCAAAATCACTCATAAAATCCTTGCCATAAAGATTTGACCCATAAAGATTTGACCCAGAAGAAAGTGTCCGATAGTGTTCAATATAATCTTGCGCTAAAAAATCATGTTCCACAGAGAAAAGCACCATTCTGATTTTTTTCTTATTGAACCGGTATATTTTCTGAATACTTTTCACATCTCCCTCTTCCATAAAATCATTGATGTAATCCTTGAGAGAACGTTTGTCCATTTTTTTCACATTCTCTTCATGATCTTCCACTTCGTAAACAATATTTTCCATTGGATTGCAATAATTGTCGGGAAATCTTTATTCTCTTTTGAAAACAATATAAATGGTTTGTTCTATAGATATGTAGAATTAATAAAATGGTATTAACAACAGATAACAACAATTATTCAAATGATTCGAAATACGGAGAATATTTCAAATTATTTCAGTACGACCTGAGTCCCTTTCAGAAACATGCAATCCAGGGTATTGTAGACGGGAACCATGTATTGGTCACGGCTGCAACCGGTTCCGGGAAAACGTTGCCCGCTGAATTTGCAATCCGGCATTTCACGGGTCTTGGAAAACGCGTGATTTATTGCTCGCCCATCAAGGCCCTTTCGAACCAGAAGACGTTTGATTTCACGCGCAAGTACCCCGATATTACTTTTGGATTATTGACGGGCGATATCAAAACCAACCCGACCGCCCAGGTTCTTATTATGACAACTGAAATTCTGATGAACCAACTTTTTGCTAAGAACCGAGCCGAGTCGTCGCTTTCCTTTTCAATGGATATAGAGAACGAATTGGGGTGCGTTATTTTCGACGAGTTTCACTATATCAATGACGCACACCGAGGCCATGTCTGGGAACAATCCATTTTAATGCTTCCGGAACATGTGCAGATGGTCATGCTCTCGGCAACGCTGGATGACCCGGTCAAGTCCGCGCGCTGGATTGAAGCCCGAAGTGAAGCGAATAATGCGCTTAGCGACAAGCAAGTCGTGATTTGCTCCACCGATACACGCATTGTGCCCTTAACCCACTATGTCTATATAAATGGAACCGAAGGTCTTTACAAGAAAATGAAGGACAAAGAAACCGAAGCCCAATTCCGCAAATCCGTGGATAAATGTTTGCCGATTCGTTCGGCCGACGGGGTTTTCAACGAAGCCACCTATCGAGAAGCCAAAAAGGTTTTGGATGCATTGGACGGAAACAATATTTACGTAAACCGCAAAACGGTTTTGAATAATTTAGTTGACCATTTGAGAGATCAAGATATGTTACCTGCAATTTGCTTTGTTTTTTCCAGAAAAGCAGTGGAGCAGTGCGCCCAGGAAATCACTGTGCCGTTATTAAATGAAGAATCCCCTGGTCCGCATTTGGTTAAGTCGGAATGCGAATCCATTCTGAAACGTCTCCCAAACTGGAGAGAATATCACGGATTGCCCGAATACCAGAACTTGGTAAAACTGTTGGAGAAGGGAATCGGAATCCATCATTCCGGGATGATTCCCGTATTGAGAGAAATTGTGGAATTCATGATTTCCAAGAAATACATCAAGGTTCTTTTCGCAACCGAAAGTTTCGCAATTGGTCTTGATTGTCCCATTAAAACCGCAGTCTTCGTCAACTTGAAAAAACACGACGGTGGAGATTCGCCCAGGTACCTTTTGCCCCATGAATACACGCAGATGGCGGGGCGTGCAGGTCGCCGAGGCATCGACACGGTTGGACACGTGGTCCACTGTCTGAATCTGTTTGAATTACCGTCGATGCCGGCTTACAAAGAGGTTTTGTGCGGAAAACCACAGAAGCTGGAAAGCAAGTTCCAGATCTATTATTCGGTCGTCCTGAATCTTTTCAAGAATGCAGAGAAGGTAGCACCAACCGATATTGAGGATTTTATTACCAAGTCCATGTTGCAATTAGAAATCAACAAACTGATCTCCGGATTAACCAAAGAGGTGGACGAAACGCGGGAAAAAATTGCGCAAAAGGAAAAGGGATTTGACTACCTGAAAACCAGTCGCGAAGTAATGAAAACCTATGCGGACAGTTTGGTAAAAATGCAGTATTCCGTCAATAAAAAGAAAAAGGAACTCGATGCAATCATTCGCAAACTGATCGGAGAGAACCCGAATTTAGAAAAAGATTACGTTTATTACATTGATTACCTTCGGTTAGAAAATGCGTTGGAAGAAACCAAACGCCACCTGAACAAACACAAATTGTACGTTTCGGATTTGGTCCAGCGTCTTTTGGATGTGCTCGTGGAGGTGGGTGTGATTCAGCCAACGGATGACAGCAGATACACACTCATTGTGAATGTGGTTTCCGAAATCAATCCGATTTTGATTACGTATTTGTGCGATAAATGGAAGCATTTTGAGGAATTTAAACCTGCCGATTTGGTTGCTTTCTTCAGTCTTTTCGTGGATGTGCGTGTCCACGAAGAATACCGGGTTCATCCCGGATTCAGTGAATATTGCAACCACTCTTTTATGAACGAGAAAGTGAAATCGTTTGAAAAGATGAGGGATTCGTTGATAATTACAGAACAGTCGCACCAGATTTGTGTGAAAGATTCGGGGTTAGACGGGTTCTGCTATGATTTGCTAGATTTCATGTATGACTGGTGCGATTGCCGGGACGAGTTTGAATGCAAAGTCCTTATTATGGAGATGGGATCCAGGGGCATTTCTGTGGGGGATTTTACCAAAGCAGTATTGAAAATATCCACGATTGCGCGCGAATTGGGCGAAACAACGTGTGTTGAACTGAAACACAAGTTGTCCGAAATTGATGGACTTATTCTTAAATACGTGGCGACGAACCAGAGTTTATACCTTTAGGGGAACTACGTTCCCCCATGACCCCTCCTTTAAGTTAACCATGGTTCTTGATCCCTTATTAAGCATGGGATTATAATGGAACTGCAAGTTCCCTTACATCAACACTTGTCTGAAAAAGGCATTGACCTGGTCTACATCTGCCCCTACCACATTCATATCAGGAATATAACTCAAGTTGCCTTTGTTGAAACACAGGATGGCGGGGATGCCATTAATTTGGCGTTTTGTTTTGAGTGCACCATACAGGTCAAAGGATTCGTCCACGTCAATGGTGGCGCATCGAACGGTGGCCGGCATTTTGGCAAACCATTGGTTCACAAGTGGTTCAATCAGTTTGCATGGTCCGCACCATGTGGCGCCAAATTTAAGCACCACTTTCCCTGGGTTTTGACGAAGCAGTTCTTCGAAATCGGAACGACTAAATTCTTCAACGGCGTGGTCAATCGCGGGAGCGATAGCCGGAGCAACGATTCTTGGAGTGAATTGCATTATATATATCAAATACGCATTTTATTTGATATATTTACGAGTTTTTACAAATTATTTTTGTTTGGTACAGACTCCTTTTTCATTTCTTATTGTGCCTGGAGGACATACTTTCCGGCACCGACCCGTTGCAGGATTGATTTCTTCGCCCTCTTTGCATTCTTTGACTTTTTGGGTTTTATTTTTAACACAAACTCCTTTTTCATTGCGAACTGTTCCAACCGGACATTTCTTTCGGCACCGACCCGTTGCAGGATTGATTTCTTCACCCTCTTTGCATTCCTTGGATTTTTTGGTTTTATTTGCGACACATTTTCCCTTTTCATTGCGGACTGTTCCAATTGGGCATTTCTTTCGGCATCGACCGGTTTCTTCATTGATTTCCTCGTCCTCTTTGCATTCCTTGACTTTTTTTGGTGGAGAAACTTTTGGTAAAACCTTTTCTTTCGGAGAAGAACTTTTTTTTAAAGAAACTTTCGATAAAGAAACCCTTTTCGGCGAAGAAATCTTTTTCGGCGAAGAACTCTTTTTTGGAGGAGGAAATTCAGGTGATTTCGGAGAAAAATGAGGTGATTTTGGTGAAAAGACAGAAGGAGGAAATTCAGGTGATTTCGGAGAAAATTCATAAGACGAACTTTCATCCAACCAATATTTTTTTTTCGGCGAATTTTCAAAATCGGGGTCATCCTTCTTCTTTCCAAGATTTCTGGTATCCCTGCTCATTTTTTCCCACTCATCGGGGTCCATCATAATAGCACCTTTTAATCCAAAACGTTTCCCTATTTTATTTGGGTCGTGGTATTTTTCCTTCACATCTTTGTTGTTTTTCACAATGATTTTGAGTTCTCTCATCGTCATTTTTGCCAATTTACTGTGGTCGTATTTGGGTCCATGCAAAGACGCAAAAATGTGCGAATGACGCCACATATATTCATAATTTTGGGTTTTTTCTTTGACATCCATTTCCCGATTCCATTTACGCATTTCTTCATTTTTTTCTATTTTTTTAACATACAGTTCCGTTAATATTTTGATTTTATCTTGGATATGAATATCCAATGGATGTGATTCATTTATTTTTACAATCGGTTCAATGTAATCTTCGTTGAATTTAACCAGTTCTTTTTTTGTATTTAATTCTTGGATTCGTCCAATCAAATCATCCAGACGTTTTGTCCATTTGTCTTCTTTTTTTTCTTTGACATCCATTTTTCGACTCCACTCGTGGATTTCTTTTCTTTCCTTTTTTTCCCTTTCCTTTTTTTCCCTTTCCTTTTCTTCCCTTTCCTTTTTATCCATTTTTCGACTCCACTCGTGGATTTCTTTTCTTTCTTTTTCTTCCCTTTCCTTTTCTTCCCTTTCCTTTTTATCCATTTTTCGACTCCACTCGTGGATTTCTTTTCTTTCTTTTTCTTCCCTTTCTTTTTCTCCTTCTTCCTCTTCAACAACCACTTTTTTTTCCGATAATTTTGAAATGGTTTTTCCAATTTCCGGATGTTTGTCATAAACGCTATCTTTGTAATGCAACACCGCCCTTCTCTTAATCGCGTACTTCGGGTCCGCATTTTCCAACCAGTTGATTCCCGATTCGTCCACGGGGTTTTTGATAATATCGATGTGTTTGAATTTGGTTTCGTTGAAATGAAAAACCATAATCTCATCCGCGGTCAATCCATATTTGGCAATGATGTGCGGTTTTGCGAGAAAATGCGACAAATTATACTGGATCGGCATATTGAAATACGAATTGTTCACATATTCAAACAAGGTTTCGTTCGGATACTTGCAAGTATGTTTGACAACGTCCGGGATTTTGTCCACGTAAGTTTCAAACATACGGACACTGGGCTCAATCAACATCACACCGCCATTGGTTCTTCCCATTTCATTGCATTTTGCAATGGCATCTTCGGGCTTATTCTCAACCTTGGCATTTGTTGTCAACTTTTGGGGACCAAGGTAATATGTTAATACTGCGGGACTCTCTAATTTGAAAACGGAATCGATATTTCCCATAATCACCATATCCGATTCGATAATACACACTTTGTCGTATTTGTCTAAAGTGTATGCAAAAATAAAGTTGCAGGTTCTCAGAGTATTGAAACTAGCATACCCACTTTCGAACTTCACGTCGTAAGTAATGCCCTTGTCGTCATAGGGAATCACCTCGTCTACCAACGGACGCACCGCATCCACAAAAGACGGCGGGGTGTCATTGACCGAGTATAAATAGAGAATATCGTGTTTCGTGTATTTGCGCAACATTCTGAAGAAATAAAGTTCCAACTCCAAATACACTGGATTGCTTCCAAAATGAACAATTGCAAATGCATTTTTACTCATATTTAGAGGTATACAATAACTAAATATAAATATTACGGTGTATGATGAACCATGAAATTAATGTAATATTTGGAGTGGCTGTATTTAATCTCTGACTCAATTTTGATGCCCCCATGTTTGCAAATTTGCCGAACAATGTTTGTGAAAGAGGTATATGTGAATTCTCTCTCTAAATAAAACCGCTTCGATAAATAATAATATTCCGTTAACGCATCAATGAATGGCTGTTTTAAATCCAAAAACAACAGTTTACTATAGGTGGCAACGTCAATAAAATAATATTTTTCGGTTTTCAAACATATTTTGTCCAACAAATCAAACAATATATGGTTTGGAATTTCGCGTTTAAATATTTGACAGAGCATTGTGTATATTTGCTCTATATAAAGATTTGAGATAAAGTTTTTAATATAAAAAACTTTATATTGGTTTGGTGACTACTACAAATGTTTACCAATAAAGGGATAACAAAGTTGGGGGGGGGGTAAGGGGGGACTTCGTCCTCCCTATATGGTAGACACACTTTTCTGGACACTGTCCGAAAAATACTCGTTCACCGCATCCACCGCCGACAATTTCAGATATTTGATAATAATCGGATTCGTTTTCAACACTTCTTGCGACGATAGGTAAGCCAACCATTGATATTTGGGTCGGGCTAAAACCTCCTCCGCCGGCACGTAAATGCCATACGCGTCTTTGTCCAAATCCAGGAAATTCTCGCTCATCAGGTCCTCCAACAGAATCTGTTTGCCTCTGCTCGTCTTTGTGCCAATCTGTTTGCCATTGACTAATTGCATTGACCCCGCGTTCACCTCGTTATACAACCATTGGTTCATTTGTCCCAAAAATTTGGGTTCCGTGGTGAAATGACGGTTCGCATCCAACCCATTTTCGGCAAGCATCTTTTTCAAAACGGGGCATCCCTTCTTCGCCCCCATAAATTTGGTGGACGGCATGAAATTCTGGTTTTCTTTATTCGACGCAACATTGCAAGTGCGATTCACCATCTCGGTAACAAACGGCTGTTCCGACAAAAGAGGCGTCAAGTTCTTCATACAAATGAACGAGTTCGGCACGACAATTCCTCCATACAAGTAGAGAAGTTGCAACATCCCATACTCGCGGTATGTAGACTTATGGGGTTCCGAAAGCGTGGCCATATTGACTTCCCATGTGGGGATGAGTTTGCTAAAGGTTTCGTCGTCGATCAAACAAATGTTGAAATCCGCACCACAATGGTTGATGATGGATTTAATCGTGAGATGAATGTATGGCTGGTTCAAATCGGTGGTATTCCGGCTGTAAAAATCTTTCCATTGACGGGCGTTTTTCTCGTAAGTGCTGTGGATCCAAAGCTTGGGTCGGTTCATACCGTAAAGAGGCGACTCGTTCAGCAAATATTTGCGAATCAGTTCGTTCTCGGCATCGTTGCTGGTTAACCCCTGTTTAATTTTGTCGCCAAAATAACTGGCAACCCCAATTACGCCAATTGCAAATAAATAATGATATGCGTATTTTTTGTCAAACATTCTTCGATATTATAATAATCGCAGATATATTTGGGGGAACTACGTTCCCCCATACCCCCTCCTTTTATCTTGGATTTTTACGATATGAATTAATATATTACATCTTTGCACAATTTTGTGTAAAATAAAAGGAGGGATTAAAAGGGAACCTTGGTTCCCTTTAACGAAGTTGGAGAAAGGCAGACCGAACCGCCTTCTGTTTCTCCTCATACTCTTTTTGCAACATGTAGTCCCGATGCTGTTTGTTCATAATCATTTGTTCTTTCTCTTTCTGTTGTTTTTCCAGAAGTTGCGCAGCTTCCGCTTTTGAAAAGGGCGCGCTTCCACCGGCATCGCGTTCTCTCACAAATTGGTCCACCGTTTTATACTGGGGTCTTTTGTTGAAATCCGCTTCTGAAACCGCAAACACGGTCTGGTCTTTGTGCACTTTGCGCAAATCGTCGAATTTCAATTTACTAAAAACGTCGCAAGCCACATATTCATCCGTGGCATCGTCTTCCTCAAAATAGCTGGTCCCCCCGCCACTCTGCATCTCTTGCACGCCCTTGTAGACCTGGAGCGCAGCCTGTTTCTGCTTAATTGCATCCAGTTCGGACCCCATGTTTTTGGGGTTCACCTGCTTTTTACTAAAATCATCCATGACCGGTTCGTCGCGTTTGAACCAGTCGAATCGCGAAGTGTCCGTTTTCCTCACCATATTTTGGTCATACAATTCGTTGAACTTGGCGTTCGACACCTTCTTTGAAACGTCGGTGCTCAATTCCGGGGCTGACCCAATGGATGCGTGTTGGTCCACATTCGGACTGTATTGTTTCGGCCCTGTGCTCGAATCATTCATTTTGGATTTTTGTTTGTATATGTTCAAGACAATCTCGTATGCCTGTTTGTAAAAATGGAAATAGTTGGCGGGGAGTCGCGATTTGTCGGGGTGAATCATCAACACCTTTTTTTTCGCAGTGCGCATGGAATCCTCGGTCAGATTGTAATTCAAATCGAAAAGACCAAAGATTTCTTCTAAAGAGTACGTGTTTATATCAAGATTATGCGTGGATGCCATTTATTATATTTACAGCATTTTATTTGGAGCACTTTCCGACGAGCCCAAAACCTCGTTCAACAAATTATTGGTGAAAAAAGCGAGCTCAATGACGTCTTCGTGCACTTTGTGGAAAATGGTTATGTATTTGCAGAGAAACGGGATAACCCGGTATTTCTCGACTTCTTCCAGACTTTTTGTCATCTTGATGTATGCAAAAAAATAATCCAGAATATCAATGACCGAATATCCATGATCGTAGATTTCGTATAATATGGCAATGGCGCCTCCCAAATCCCCAGCTTTCAACCGATGAATGTAATTGTCAAACTGCACATACGATATATTGGAGCACAACTTATGCACCAATTCCATATCAACGGGTTGCCCCAGTATGTATATTTTTTCTAAATGGTTTATAAGAACCCGGATCGAGTTGTCGCTGATATTCAATAAAAACTTTTTGGCATCTTCGTTGATGATTAATCCCTCTTTTTCCACAATTTTCGCCATCGTGGTTTCCAGGTTTTTGGGGTCGACCTGGTTTATTTTCAATATGTGCAATCGGGATTGCAAACTCTCGTTGACCTTTTGGATATTGGTGCACACCGAGATGAAATGAATGTTTTTTGAATACTTGTCCATGTAATTGCGGAAAACTTGTTGACTCTGTTCGTTAATGGTATCGATGTCGTCGACCACAATGATTTTCTTCTTCCCTGGGATATTGGATTTGGATTGGCAAAACGTTTTCATTTCGGTTCGAAAAAACTGGATACCCTGTTCTTTCAAATTGTTGATGAACATAATGTTGTGTTCGGGGAAAACCGCGGTTTCGTTCATTCCATAATATTCGCGGATGATGGCATAAATCAAAGATGTTTTTCCAGAACACGAGTTTCCAACGACAAGTAAATTGAGGTCATCCAGTTCTTGCAATGCGTTTAAAACCGTCAAGTGGGTGGACTCAAGGTAAAAATCGCGGATAAAATAAGGTTTGTATTTTAATATAAAAGTATTGGGGTCCATTTATTTAATTACGAAACAATGGTTTATATGGATTTATTATTATTTTGTAAAAAAACTTATATAAATATTTTTGCAAATTATTTATATAAATGCCGAACCATTATGAAACGTTGGGCGTCGCCAAAGACGCGTCTGAAAAGGAAATCAAACAAGCGTTTCGCGCGTTGTCGATGAAGTTTCACCCGGACAAGGTGAAATCAAAAACGCCGGAGGAACAGGAAGAAGCCAATCGAAAAATGCAGGAAATCAATTCAGCCAATGATGTTTTGAGCGATCCGGAACAGAAAAGAATGTATGATATGGAAGGCCAGAACCCTTTCGGTCCAGGGGGAAACCCTTTCGGCCCAGGGGGAAACCCTTTCGGTCCCTTTGGTCAGGGAAACCCTTTCGGTCCAGGAGTAAACGTCCATTTTGCACAAGGAGGTCACCCCTTCGGTCCAGGGGCACACCCTTTCGGTCCAGGGGGTAGCCCCTTCGGTCAGGGTGCAGATATTTTCGAAATGCTTTTTGGCCAAGGTGGCGTTCAAATTAATGGAATGCCCGGCGGAATGTTTTTCCAACGACATATACAAAAACCACCGCCAATTGTGAAAGAAATCAGCATCACTTTAAAGCAGGCATATACCGGAACCCCCATTCAATTTGAAATAGAGAGATGGATTCAAGAAGGCGATTTAAAAATTAACGAGAACGAAACCATCAGTATTGATATTCCACAGGGCTTCGACGAGGGGGAATCTATTTTATTACAGGGCAGTGGAAATATTATCAATGTTGGTGGCAAAACGGTCAAAGGTGATATTCAATTGAATATTTCTATATTGAATGCCACCGATTTCAAACGAACTAAAAACGATTTGTATTACAAGAAAACAATTACGCTGAAAGAGGCGTTGTGCGGATTCAAATTCAAACTGGATCATATAAACGGAAACCAGCTGGGACTCAATGTAAATATCATTTTATTTACGGGCGCAAAACAAGTATTTAAAAATTTGGGAATGGTTCGCGAAGGAGTTACTGGAAATTTAATTTTAGAATTTGAAGTTAAATTTCCAGAAACATTGACGCCTGAACAAAAGGAAGCATTATCGAATATTTTATAAAATTGAACTCTTTTTTTGCATATGTTTAATAAGCATGAATTATTATAAAATTGTTATTGAATACTTATTATTGCTAAAAAATGAATGCTATTAAATCTGGATTAAATTATATATCGTCTCCCACCGGGATTATTGTGTTGTGGATATTTCTACATTTTGTTACGCCCCATCTTTACGTTTACTTTTGCACGCCCGCCACTTTTATGGGATTTGTGGCGTCCCCATTTATTGCAACTGCCCCGCATTGCATTGCCCTAAGATGGTGCATATACAACAGTGGGAATATTATTACAAGCATGTGGATGCTTATTGGCGCGTGGTTGGTTCGCAAATTATTAGACCACCAAAAAAATGATTAAACTTTTGTATAAAAAACTTTTGTATAAAAAAGCTTTGAAAAAAAAAGAATAAAAATAAATCCATATTGGATTTTTTTTTATGCAAGATATATTTTTTTTCGTTTACCACCAAAAAATGAATTTTTCTTTGGCGGTTCTTCTGTTCCAGGAGGAGGGGCTCCAAATGAAAAAGGGGCTGCAGAAGAAGACGGTTCTGTAGAAGGGGCTCCAAATGAAAAAGGGGGCTTTGCTTCTGCAGAAGAAGAAGACGGTTCGCTAGAAGGGGCTCCAAATGAAAAAGGGGCCGAAGAAGAAGGTTCTGTTGTAGAAGGTTGTTCCGTAGTAGAAGGTTCTTGAGGAGGTTTTTCAATATCATTTTCAAAAAATGTATAATAACCTAAAATAGCAGTTGATATACCAATAAATCCATATGATATAGTTGTTGAATTCACGGTTGCATTTACGGCAGTTTTTATTGCGTTGGTCATTGTTTTTAGTTGATATTTAGCACTGTCTAATAAACTCATTCGTATATATATTCTTACTAAATTTATTCAAATAGTATATATATGTTTTTAAACAAAAATAATAAATTTTTAAATAAATTTCAAAAAGGAGGAGAAGAGGATCCAAATCAGGCACCAAATCCAGCACTAAATCCAGCACTAAATCCGGCACCAATAGATGCAAATCAGGGACTAAATCCAGCACCAATAGATGCAAATCAGGGACTAAATCAGGGACTAAATCCGGCACCAATTGGTCAAGATCAATCAACCTTTGGTCAAGATCAATCAACCTTTGGTCAAGATCCATCAACCTTTGGTCAAGATCCATCAACCTTTGGTCAAGATCCATCAACCTTTGGTCAAGATCCATCAACCTTTGGTCAAGATCCAAATATGTTTAGTGGTAATGAAAGTTATCCAAATGAGGATTATTTATATGATAAAATTACGTCACAAGAAACTCAGAACAATATTAAAATATATATTTGTGCATTCACAATCAATAAAGAACTCGATACACATTTTGTTAAATACATTGTTCAACAAAAAGATTCGGTTGTGACATTGCCATTTTTTGAATTTACTTCAGGACAAAATGAACCCATGCCCATGACTGATCAACAACCAACGTTTGGTCAAAATGAAATGCCACCTCAACAACCAACGTTTGGTCAAAATGAAATGCCACCTCAACAACCTACGTTTGGACAAAATGAAATGCCACCTCAACAACCAACGTTTGGTCAAAATGAAATGCCACCTCAACAACCAACGTTTGGTCAAAATGAAATGCCACCTCAACAACCAACGTTTGGTCAAAATGAAATGCCACCTCAACAACCTACGTTTGGACAAAATGAAATACAACCTCAACC